GGCGCAACCTGCAACCTACGCGGGGCCTGGTGAAGCTGAAGCTAGCGCCGGTAAACGGCGGGGCAGCTATCGATATCACGGGCAACGTGAACACGCAGCAGAGCACCGCCCGGCGCTTGCAATTCACCTTGCCCACGGGCGGGCCCAACGTCGATACGGCCTATAAAATCGTCATCGAGAACGGCTACGGTCCGGCCGTAACAGCTCATGAAACCATCACCATCCTCGGGGCCGGCAATGATTCGTTCGGCATTAAGGACGTGGTACCGTGGGCGGGCAAGTTTGACTTTGCCGCCAACACCTACAACGCCGTTACCAAGCAAAATAATCAGTTTGATGCGGTGCTGCCGCAGGCCGTGAGCACCGGGGCGGCCGATAACGCGGCCGCCATCAACGCCAACATTCAGTACCTGGCCAGCAAGGGCGGGGCGGTGCTCACCTTCCCGGCCGGCGACTACTGGATTCAGAACCCGATTCAGATGGCCAGCAATGTCATCCTGAAGGGGCCGGGCAAAGTCCGCATCACGGGCAACGTGCCCGGTGGGGCCGAACGGTTTGCCTTCTACTTCCCCAGCGGCACCAGCCGCTCGGGCCTGGTGGATATCCTGTATGACAACGGCGCCAGGTTCGATGATTACCAGGGCTACGGCAACATGCTCGGGCAAGGGTGCACCGATATTCTGCTCAAGGGTAACATCTTCGACCAAAACGAAAGCGACTGGTTGCAGCTGTATGAAGGGCGGCGCATTGCCCTAATCGGCAACCGGCTCAACCAGGGCATCAACCGCAACTCGCGCCCCTATGCCCGCGGGCCGTTGCGCCTGGATGGCAGCAGCTACGTGATTTGTCACGGCAACTACTTCGACTACTGCGTGGACGGCGTGAATGCCATCGGCACGAATCACGCCTTTTGGAGCGCCAACACCTTCTTCTGGAACGCGAGCCTAGGTAACCGGGAAGATCCGGTCAACCACGTGCTGATCCATGGTCACTCGAATTTCTGGTGCGTGTTCGGCAAGAACCGCTTCACCTCGGACCAGGCATTTGAGGCCACGAAGGATATGAAGATCCTCAAGATCACGGGCAAGTCGTCGAACGATGGCGAAAAGATTATTGCGGAGTTCACGGGCGAGGTGTTGCAGCGGGTGCGGGCCTGCCCCGTGTTGTCGGCCACCCCCTACACGGTGAGCCACACGGCCATGTATATGCCGGACGATGAGCACTACTGGGTCACGATCATTGCCGGCAAGGGCTTAGGCCAGGAACGGAAAGTAAAGTCACGCACGAGCCTCGGCGTGACGTTGGAGGAGGCCTGGGACGTGGTGCCCGACGCCACCAGTAACATCGTCATTGGTGTGCAGGGCGTCTGCGATTACTTGATCGAGGACAACGACTTCGACCTAGGCAAGCGCGGCCCGACCATCTACCTGACGCCTTCCCGGCGCGGGGCGATCATCGGCAACCGGATGACGAATGCCGGCAGCATCGACAATACGCCCTTCCTTCAATCGACCGGCTTGCCGAAGCAGTGGCTGTTCTGCCACCAGTGGGATATGGAGGTGGAGGATAACGTCATCACGGCTGAAACCGACGCCCACAACGGCAACTTCATCGGCATTCACGCCGTGCAAAGCCGCCAGGATCGCAGTGTGGGCGCCCTAGTGCTGGGCTATGTCTGCCGCAACAACAAAGTCACGGCCCGCATGCCGAACGTGGTGGCGGAGGTGGATACGAGCTATCCCAATACCTTCATCAACCGCTACGAATGGCAGCCCGATGGGCGCCCGTTCGTGGGCGACAAGCCTGGCATCATTGGCAGTATCTTCGAGGATAATACGGTGGTCAACTGCAACAATGCGATGAGCCTGGGCTGGTGCCACAATACCTACATCAAAGGCCACACCGTCATCGGCGGCGGCTATGACTTGCTCGATGATGGCATGGGGCAAGGCCTGTGGAGCGTCAATACCCTGCGCGTTGCGGCTTGATACCCCTAGCCCCTCTCCCTAATGAGAGGGGCTTTTTTGTGTCCTTTTTCTAGGCTCTGCGTGCCGGCAGTTTTGCATCGCTTACTACCTGTATTCGATGCGAGTCAATCATTTATTATCGGCTATTCTATTCTCGCCCTGGGCCATCTCGCCAGAAGTGGTCCAGGGCTATCTGCCGTCCATTGCGGCCATGCTCAACCGCTCGCCCTACGAAGGTGTTGAACAAGAGCCGAAGATAGAGCCAGTGATGCTCGGTATTGCCGGCACGAGTGGTACCGGCCGCAGCCAGGTGCGCAACTACGACGCCGCTCCTGATGGCTCAGTAGCTGTGCACACGCTTAAGGGGGTGATGATGAAGCAGGACCGCATTGGTCTGTGCTCTGATACGCCTGGCACTGCTTCATTTGGCCGCGCTCTTTTAGCAGCTGATCGTCATCCTAACATTGTGGCCCATGTGGTTGACGCTGATACGGGTGGCGGCGCTGTGGATGGTACGATGGAACTCGCGCAAATCGCCGCGGGTCTGACCAAGCCTATTGTGCTTTACTCGGATGGCATGGTTGCCTCAGCCGGCTACTGGTTCGGAGCGGCCTGCAACGAAATCATCCTCAACAACGCCAGCTGCCGCGTGGGCAGCATCGGCGTGATGGCCAGCTTTCAGGATATCAAGCCGGCGCTGGAGAAGCTAGGTGTGAAGTTCCACGACCTGGTGGCGGATGGCTCTGAGGAGAAGAACGCCGAGTTCACCGCGGCCTTGGCCGGCGATTACAAACCTTACAAAGAGAAGGTGCTGAACCCGTTGCGCGTGATGTTTCACGACGGGGTTCGTGCCAGTCGGGGCGATAAGCTCTCGGACAAAAGTGCCGATAAAGTGCTGAAGGGCGGGATGTACTTCGCCGAAGATGCCAAAAAGGAAGGGCTGATCGATGGTATCGGCACCTTCGATTATGCCGTGCAACGTGCGCTGGAACTAGCCACCGCTGCCAACGATGCTGAGCCCAAGCCGGCCAGCGCTAACAAAGCCACTAATTCTTCCCCCAATACCTCCATGTCTTTTCTAAAACGATTCCCGGCAGTCGCTGCACTGACCGGCTTAACCGGTGATGCCGTTTCGGCATCGCTCGTCGACGCGGCCAACGCAGAGCTAGAAGCTGCGGGCATCAAAGGCGCCGGCATCATCTCCAGCACTGAGCTAGACGCACTCGAGACGAGCGCCACCGAGCTAGCCACCCTCAAAGCCGACCTGCAGGCAGCCGGAGTTGAAACGGTAGCAGACCTGGTAACGGCTCGCGACGAGGCCGTGAAGAAAGCCGAAGAGTACGGCGACCAGCCTGGTGCTCTAGGCTCGACCAGCTCTAAGGAGAAGTCGGACGTGAGCGAGTCAGGTGCTGCCGATCACAATAAGGTCATCGCCGAATTAGCCCACAATAAGGAGCTGGATAACAACCCCTTATTCAACTAAGCGCTGCCCTAGCTAGAAGTAAAATCATTATTCATTTTTTCAATCCTATCTAGGCTATGAGCCTCCAGACTACCGCTATTATCGCCGAGTTCGGCGCCTATTACATCAACCAGGGGCAAAACATGCAGCGCCTGGTGAAGATGCTACTTCGCCCTTCAGTGACCGAAACGCTGCTCACGCCCATCTTGACCGATGAGACCGTGTATCGTGCTGCTCGTGCCATTGTGACCCGGGTGCTGCAGCCCTTCCAGAAGAAGTTCACGCCCTTAGCTGGCGCGACGTTCCAACCTGTAGCCATCGAACAGTTCAAGATGAAGGTCGATGCGCAGGAGTATCCAGACGAACTGGAGGCTTCGTGGCTCGGCTTCTTAACTGGCGAAGGCATCGACCGTAAGACGTGGCCTTTCATTCGCTGGTACGTTGAAGTGTACCTCATCCCGCAAATCCGTGAGGATTACGAGATGAATGAGGTGTACAACGGCGTATTCAAGGCGCCAGTAGAAGGCACACCAGGTGCCGCTGGTACGTCGATGAACGGCCTGAAGCTGCAAATCAACAAGCATGTGCAGTCGGGCCGCACCACGCCAATCATCACCGGTGCTTTGGCCGAAGATCCACAGGATGCTGTTGATCAGGTCGAGCAATTCGTGGACGGCATCGACACCCGCTACTGGAGCATTTCGATGATTCTAGGTACGTCGGAGCAATTCGCTCGCAAGTTCCTGCGTGGCCAGGAGCGTAAGTACGGCAAGAATACCCAGGGCGCAGCCGTCAACAACCAAGTGAACAACACTAACATCACGGTGGTAGGTCTGCCTTCGATGATTGGTTCCGACAAAATCTGGTGCACGCCTAAAGCCAATGCTATCCACCTGGGCAAGAAGACCGGCAACATGAGCACCATCAACGTCGAGAGCATCGACCGTTTGGTGAAGTTCTTCACCGACTTCTGGCGTGGTGTGGGCTTCATCATCCCCGAAATCATCTTCACCAACGACCAGGATTTGGTGGTGCCTGCGGGCGCTTAGTTAACCGAGTTAGCCGGCACTCGCTTCAGGGTGCTGGCTATTCGTGCTTCCTGTTACCAATCATTTTTTGTTTCAAATCGTCTCAAACGCCACTAAATCATGGCTGATAAGTCCCCCGAGCAAATCACTATCGAAACGCTCAATAAAGAAAACGCAACCCTGAAGAAGGACTTGCTAGAAGCCCAAACTCTGCGCAATCAGTATGCTGCTAAGCTCGATGAGCTGAAGCCGCAGCATGCTGCGCTGCAAACGGAAAATGCTGCACTGAAGGCTGAAAATACATCGCTCGGTGAAGATCTCGACAAAGCTGAATCGCTGATCAACGAGCAAACCAAGAAGCTCGCGAACGCCGAAGCGGCCAAAGACGAAAACTCGCCCTTGGTGGTAACGCACGAGGATGTGCAGTACCGCGTGCTGGCGAAGCAGGTGAAAATCGGCAACAAAGTGGTGAAGGCAGATGAATTGGCTGCTAGCCCCGAATTGCTGGCGCAGCTCATCGCTTCTGGCTCAGGTCTGCTGCAAGAGATCGAAGCCAAATAGGCGCTCTAGTAGTCAGAAAAGAAAGGTTTTATCAGCTTCCAATAGCTACCAATAGCCACTATAATGGACTTATTCGAATTAAAAGGCCCCCAGGGCAAAGACAACCAGCCTGGCTTGCTCAGCGACATCATGGTCGCGGCGATGCAGGATTTCAAAACCATCAAGGGGGTAAAGAAAACTACCGGCCGTGGTGATTCCGTGACCATTGATGGCTCGCACGTTTTCAACGACGACAAGGGCTTCTTCAAGTGCTACACGACCCTGAAGACGGCGCAGTTGAAGCTAGGCAACACCGGTGACCGGGACGGCCGCGGCAAGAAGATCGACTTCACCTTCTTCCATCCTGGCAACAGCAAGGAAGTAGCGGAGTTCGACCGCCAGATCAAAAACCAAGAAGCCATCCTGCTGGTGCAAACCCCCGAGAAGGTGTGGTTGCAGCTAGGTTCGGAGGGCTTAGGCGTTGAGATCCTGGGTGAGTTTGACTCGGGCACGCTTGACTCAGGTCGCCGCGGATTCACCTTCAAAGTAGAGGGCTACGCCAATGGTCTGCTTTTCTACGAAGGCGACATTCAGATGGCAGATGGTTCCCTTCGCAAAGCGGATGGTACCGTAGTAGCTGCCCCTGGCGTTTAAGTAAAACAGGAACGACTACTGGAGAGGGTAGTAAAGAAATAAGCGTTCCTGCTAAAGGGCCTGGTCGTATGATCAGGCCCTTTTTGCGTCCTTTTCTGCCGGTGCTAGTGGAGGCAGTTTTGGGCTATGAAACTGGAAATTTCCACCTGGCTAGCTTCTCCGGGCGACTACGCTGCCGGCGTGGCACTGTTTGAAAAGTATGGCACTAGTCGCGTGGTAAAGCGCCTGCTGGCTGGCGCCTGCACTACCTACACGCGGGAGGTGCTGGCGCGTGAGTTGAGCCGGCTCCTGGAGGAAGTGCCCGCTGCTCTGCCAGCTGCTGCACCCGCCCCAGCGGCCCCAATTGCCTCGGTGGCCAACGCTGACCCGTTGGCGCGACTCAAGGAGACGCGCCGGGGCAACTTCGCCCGCCGCGACTATCTGCGGGCGCAACTGGAGCGGATGCCCACGGACGAAGAGCGGCGCGTGGTAGCGCTGGAGATTCTGGACTTAGCGGATTCCATTACGGCCAGCTATGACGCAGAAGCACACTTTCAGCAGCACGGCGTGCTGCCGGCCGCGCCCGCGGCGCCAGCACCCGCTCCGGAGCTCGCCTCACTCACTAGCCTAGGTGATATCCACTATCACCTGAAGCTGCTGCGCACCCAGCGCAGCAAGCTGCAGGACCGCCCCGACCGCGCTGAGGACCATGCACAGGTGGTGGCCAACATCGCACTACTCGAATCCAAACTTTCCAAATGAAAAGCACAATCCTCATTGTAGGCGCCCTGAGCGCCTGCCATATGGCCTTGGCCCGACAAGCCGGTGCTGAGGTCATCTCCTACGATGAAGCGCGTGAGCGTGGCATTGTAGGCGAAACAGAACCTAAGCAGGTACTGCCGCTAACGATGCCAGTGAAGCCTGTTTACGACGAAGTAGACTTGAACAACCTAGGTTTTGGCCGCCACTATACCTCACGAAAGCAGCAGTTCAGAGGGTACACATCTAGCCGTCGCCGTTACAAATGAGCGCGCTCGATACGAACCCGAACTATAATAACTCCACCGAAACGACGCTGGACCGGATTCGTGCCTCCTACGTCATGGAAGGGGCCGAAGAACGGCTCAGTCCCAGCGATAAGTTGCGCAAAGAGCAACTGGAGGCCGCGCACAGCTTGCTGGTGAACTATCACTCGCTGGAGCAGGCAGTGCCGCTACTGGTGGGCCGCTTTGGCATCTCCCGCGCCTCAGCGTACCGGCGCTGCACCGAAGCCATCCGGCTGTTCGGCGACGTGACGCGCACCTACAAGGATGGCATTCGTCACATCCTGTACGAGTTTGCAATGAAGGTTTTCCAGCTAGCTGCTAGTGCAAAACCACCGGATTTGAAGGCTATGAATACGGCCATCAAGAACATGGCCGTGCTCAAGGGCCTGGATAAGGATGATGGCAACGCGCTGACGCCCGAGGTGCTGGCTAACCGCACCTACGTGCTTTCCATCACGCTGAACGGCAAGGATGGACAAGAAAAAAGCATCGATTTGGGCAATCTGAACAAGATTGACGCCGATACCTATGCCCAGGTGATCGAAGCCGTGGAGCAGAGCGACGTGGGCCTGGAGGAGATGCGCGGGCTGCTACTGGAGTCATCGGAAGGAGGCGACGAGGACGATGACTAGTGCTCCGGACGTCAAACCGATTAAGTTCAACCGGCCGCAGCTCCGCTTCATTCTGTCGAAACTAGCCAGTGCCGTTTCGCTCTGGAGTCGCGCGACTGGCAAGTCGACCATCATCGCCTGGCTGATTCACATGATCGTGACCAAGATGCCCCGCAGCTGCTGGGGCATCGTTGGTTCGACCTATGGCCAGTTGCTCACGCGCACGCTGCCCTCGACCATCGCCCAGCTAGAAAAGCTCGGCTACATCAAGGACGTGCATTATTTCATCGGCCGCAAGCCGCCCGAAAACTGGAACTGGCCCGAGCCATTCCAGCGGCCCGTGAGCTATAAGCACTTCATCATTTTCTACACTGGAGCCGGCTTTCACCTGATTTCGCAGGATGGCAACGGTTCTAGCTCACGTGGTCTAAACCTAGACGGCTACATCGGGGACGAGGCGCTGCTACTGGACCGCGAGAAGCTCGGTACCGACGTCATTGCCTCCAACCGGGGCAATAAGAACTACTGGAAGGGGTGCGACCTGCACCACGGCAAGTTTCTCTTCAGCTCGATGCCGTGGGGCGACCAGGGCAAGTGGTTGCTCAACGATTCGCTCTATTATGAGCGGGACGGCAACGCGTTTGAGGCCACGCGCAACAACATGATCAAGCTGCAGCTGGACTTTGTCGATGCCCGCAGCATGACCACGCGCATGCAGCTCTATGAGGAGATTCTGGAGTTAAGCCGTCAGCTGCGTTTCTACCCGAACCCCAAGGCCATGAAGCGTAACCGCCAGGAAACGCCGAAGGGCCTGCTGTATTCGGAGGCCAACATCTTCGACAACCTGGCCAACATCGGCATCCCCTACGTCGAAGAGCAGCGCCGCGAGTTATCGGATTTCGTCTTCTTGATTGAGATTCTAAACCAGCGGCCGGCCACAGTAGAAGCCGGCTTCTACCCTAGGTTGAAGATCAGCCACCACGCCGAGGAGTGCATGGCCACTGACTACATCGCGGGCCTGAACTTCAACATCGCCAAGCTAAAGGAGCCTGGCTGTTTACTCGATTCCGACTGCTTGGCTCACCTGCCCCTGCGTGGGGCCGTGGACTGGGGTAGTAAGATTAGCTGCTTATCGGTTGCTCAGGTGCACAAGGATGCAGGCGAGTATCGCTTCCTGAAGGACTTTCACGTCAAGCACCCTAAGCTAATCGAGGACCTAGCCAAGCTGTTCTGTGACTACTATGAGAACCACCTACTAAAGGAGTTCCACTTCATTGAAGATAGTGAGTGGGGTAACGCCCGCAGGCCCGATAGTAAGCTGACCTACAACCAGCAATTTGCTGAGGAACTACAGAAGCGAGGGTGGCGGGTACGCTTCTTCAACCAGGGACGCGTACCTAACTATGCCATTCGCTACAAGCTAGGTATTGACCTACTCGGTGAGCAGGACGCTCGGCAGTTACGCATCCGCTTCAACAAGGTCAACTGCCGGCACACACTCACGGCCATGAGTATGGCCCCGCTGAAGGAGAATAGCAAGGGCGAGATTGAGAAGGACAAGGGCAGCGAGAAGAAGAAGACCATACCAGGAGAGGAAGCCACCCACTTCACCGACACTGTGGACCTGCACTTTCTCAGCATCGACAAGCACGTGGCCCGCTCGACGCCCGAGACCTCGGGGCTGCTCATGGTTAGTAGCTAACCAGACCACTGAGCGACATCGATGTCGCTCAGTTCGATTGGAAATAATGAAAACCGCGTTTGCAGGCTGCAAACGCGGTTTTTTTATTGGTATATCCCCTGGGCGGGTTTTTGGAAATTTCCACCGGCAACAGTGCGCGTTGGGGTCTTCTGTGAGATTTTGAGACTAAAACGCGCCGCGGAAGGCCAAAAACGGCCCGCACGGTACCGCCAGCGCGGTTGGCTGTGAGATTGGCTTTTTCAGGCGGTTTTCGCACCCCGCGGCAGGGCTTTTCGTGTCCTTTTTTGCGCGTGCAGTCGGGCGGAATTTCGCTTCCATGATTGCGAACAGTATTCTTTTAGGAGACGCCCTGCAGCAGATGGAGGAAGCCACGGAAGGCTTCACACTCCGCTTTGTCAAGGCCAGCCGCACCCGCAAAACGGGCGGCAAAATAGAAGAGTGGCACAACTGCCGGCTCTCCCGGCCCCGCCACGTGAAGGGCAAAGCCAAGCCTGAGAAGCGCGTGCCGGTGCCCGCCACGTCGCGGCAGCCCAGCCACTACACCAACGCCACCCGCAACATCACGGTGGGCAACAGCGGCCAGCGGCGCAAAGTCCAAATCTGGCTCATTCTCTCCCTCAACGGTCAAAAAGTCCTGTAGCCATGAGCGTTGTAGTAAAAGACGACCTGAGCCTAGGCTACTCGTCCGAGTCGGGCGTGATGATGCGCACCAACATCGGCGCGGCCACCAGTGGCAGCGGCGCCGGCGCCGGCGACGAGGTGGGCGAGCTGCCTGCGGCCTCTGATAAGAAAGAAACGAACGGGGGGGAAATCGTCTACTGGGGCGATGACAACCAGTTTCCGCAGTCCGTGCTGGCCGACGTGGAGAAAAACACCATCCTGCCCAGCGTTTTAGAGCGCAAAACGAGCATGATGTACGGCGCCGGCCTGGTGTACGGCGTCGTTCGTGGCGTCGCCAAGGACGGCACCAAGCTATTTGAGGCGCAGCAAGTGCCTGAAATCGATGATTTTGCCATTCGTTCCTGCCTGAACCGCTACGGTTTTGAGGCCCTGCACGACGTGAACTACTACGCGATGGGCTTTCCAGAACTCATTCTGAGCAAGTCGCGGAATAAAATCGTCGCTATTGCCGAACTGGAGGCCGCGTGGTGCCGCTTTTGGAAACCGAAGAAGGGCGTCATACCCGCCGTGGAGTACAACGCCAACTGGGACAACGGGGGCCGGGTAGGCGATGAAAACTCAACCACGATTCCGGTGGTCGACCCTTACTACGACGCCGTAGGCAACATCCGCCGCGGTAAAGACTTCAAGTACGTCTACCCACTGGGCGTGCCGGCGCCCGACAAGGCCCTCTATCAGCTAGCTAGTTGGAACTCGGTACGCCGCTCAGGCTGGCTCGACGTTGCCGCAGCCATCCCCGAGTTCAAGAAGTCGCTGTTCAAAAACCAGCTGAGCGTGAAGTACCTCATTGAGGTGCATTCGGCCTATTGGGAATGGAAGTACGGCGACTGGGATGGGCTGAGTAGGGACGAGAAGAAGACACTGTTAGAAGCTGAAATCAAGGCGTTTAACGATGTGATGAGCGGTACCAACGGTGCCGGCAAAACGGTGATGACCACGACCATCCTCGACAAGAAAACCGGGATGGAAGTGGCCGCTTTCAAAATCACGGCCATCGATGACAAGCTCAAAGACGGCCTGTACATCGAAGACTCGGCCGAGGCCAGCTCACACGTCTACACCGCCGTGGGCGTAGCCCCGTCGCTGATGGGCGTGAGCCCAGGCAAGGGCATGGGCGACGGCGCCGGGGGTGGCTCAGAGCCGCGGGTGCTCTTCAACAATTTCGTCAGCACGGCCCAATTCCACATGGACCTGGTGCTGGAGCCGCTCAACCTGATCAGCCGCTACAACGGCTGGCAAGTGGATGGCCTGCCCATCGTGTGGCGCTTCCTCAATCCCTACGTCATGGCCATGCCCGAAAGCAAGCCCAAGCAACAAGAAAGCAAATGAGCCTAATCACGACTCTCGATGAGTTTCGCGCCCACGTGGGCGTTAACAAGGGCACCTTCACGCTGGCCAGCGTGCAGCCCGACATGCGCCTGGTGGAACTGTACCGCGTGAAGCCGCTGGTTGGGCCGGCGTTTTTCAATCAGCTCGACGCCAAACTGAAGGCCAAGTCGGAGCTGACGGCGGCTGAGCAGGAGGTGCTGGCACTGCTCCAGTGCGCCGTGGCCACGCTATCCATGGTGGAGTACTTGCCGCTGAACCAGGTGGAAATCTCCGACATGGGCGTGCACATCACGACCACCGGCGACAAGAAAACCGCCTTTCAGTGGCAGATTGACCGCCTGCTATCCGGCTGGACGAAGAAGGGCTACAACGCGCTGGAGCGCGCCCTGGACTTGCTCGACGAAAACATCGAGGCGCCGGAGTTTGAAGCCTGGGCGACGTCGGCTGCGCGCACGGCTTCGCTGAAGTTCTTTCTGAACACGGCCGTTCAATTCTCGGAGCACTACAACATTGGCAATTCACGCCTGACGTATCTGGCCATGCTGCCCACGCTTCGTAAGATGGAGCGCTTCAGCATCGAGCCGGTGCTGGGTCCTTCCTACTACCTGGAGCTGAAGCAGCAGGTGCTCGACCGCAGCCTGACGGCCGAGAACGAACAGGTGATGGAGTTGTACGTGCGGCCGGCCCTGGCGCACCTGACGGTCGGCAAAGCCGTGCCGGAACTTGGGCTGGGCCTGAATGGCGATGCCATTGAGCTAAACGTGTACCGGCTGGACGACAGCAACCGCAAAGAGTCGGATGGCAGCATCGACGCGCTGCTAGCCATGAAAGTGCAGCAGGCCCTCAGCGATGCCGACGTGTTCTTGACGCGCCTGCGCACCCACCTCAACGCCAACGCTTCGGCCACCAAGTACGCCACTTATTTCGGCTCCGCTAGCTACCAAGCACCCGGTACGCCGCGCCCAACCGTGGTGACGCCCAAGGATTCACCCATTTACGGCTGGCTAGGCTAATGCGCGTCCTACTGAGTACCCTCATCAGCGTGGCCACTGGCCCGAAAACGCAGGCGGCTGCCAAAATCAGCTTGCAGGTGTCGCCCTATCTACTCATTGCCGGCCAGCTTATCGAGAAGTACTTCTTCTCCGATTGGGATTTCCTCGGGTATCTGCTGGTGCTGATCCTGGTCGACACGGTGATGGGCGTGCAGCGCAACTGGAAACTGCGCACGGTAAGCAGCCGCGGCTTCAGTCGCATATTCATCAAGTTGTGCTTGTACGCCAACATGCTCATTCTCACGCACGTGATGACGCACTTTACCGTGCGCGGCGACCCGAACGTGCTGTTTCAGTGGTTCGACTATTTCATGTACTCGGTCATGATGGCGCGAGAAGGACTGAGCATCATGGAGCACATCGCCCTGATCGAACCGCGCATGGTGCCCAAAGGACTACGTCAGCGCCTAGCTGTGATTGCCGAGGAAGGCATTGCCGGCACCTTAGCAGCCATCCCCAGCCCTGCTCCAGCTGCTACCACTGAACGGGTTACCGGCTGCGCTGACCCTATCAAATCGCCCTTAGAAGTTACCCCATAATCTTTATGAAGCTTACGAAAGCTCTCCTTATGGCTGCCTTAGTTGGCACCACGGCTGCTGAAGCCGACCTATTTCTAGGCCCGATCAACACGACGCTAGAAAAGTATCAGATCAACACGCCCCAACGGGCTGCTCACTTCTTGGCCCAAATCGGGCACGAGTCAGCTGGCTTAGACTACGTTCGGGAGATTGCCAGTGGTGCGGCCTACGAAGGCCGTACAGACCTAGGTAATACCCAAAAAGGTGATGGTGTGCGCTTCCGTGGCCGCGGTCTGATTCAAATTACCGGCCGCGCCAACTACTACGCCCTGAGCCGCGCTTTTGGCGTCGACTTCGTGGCCAACCCCTTGCTGCTGGAGCAGCCGCTATACGCTGCCCTCTCGGCCGGCTGGTATTGGAACAGCCGCAGCCTCAACGAAATGGCGGACGGCAACTTCTTTCTCACCATCACCAAGCGCATCAACGGTGGCCGCAATGGCTACGCCGACCGCGAGGCTCGCTTTCTGCGCGCTGCTAAGGCCCTCGGTGTCAAGCTTGCCTAACCCTACTACGTCGATGAAAAACGATACCCGCACTTTCTTCAGCAGGCTGCTGCTCACGGGCCTTTTGGCCATTTTCGCTTTTCTACTCTGCACCGGTTGCCGTAGCGAGCAACTGAAAACCGGACCCTTGGAGCCTACCACGCCGCACCTAGTCACGAGCGCCCCCCAGAAGCCCGCGGTAAACTTCAAACGGCCGGCGTATGCGCAAAGTATTCCTTCGGGCTATGACTACTCCGCTCAGCCGCAGCCCAAGCTAGGTTTGGTGGCCCGGGTGAAGGCCAAGCTCACCGGCAAGACGGTCGATAAAAGCCGCACTACGGTCAACATCTACAACGCCCCCACCGGCGTGAAAAACAGCACCGTAGCCACCAGCAATGCGCAGGCCAGCGACTACAAAAAAGCCGATTTGCGTGGGCAAAACGGGGGCTTCAAAACCAAGGAAAAGCCCAAGGTCGTTAGAAAAATCATCACCAAGACTATTACCAAAACCACGCCCTGGTACGTTTTGGCGCTGATTGCAGTGCTTAGTCTTGCTGCCGGCATGTATATCGGGGTTAAATTCTTCAGTCAGCTCCGCTGGCTGGCGGGAGTAGCCGCCTTCGTGCTGTTCTGCCTAGCAAGCCCTGCCGTGCTGGCCCAACGTCAGCTGGTTATTACCCACTCGCGCAACTACAACTTCAAAGTGGCCAAGCAAGTGGAGCGTTCTGACCGGAAGGCTCGCAAGAAAAACCTGAAGCAGCATAAGAAGGAGGGGGCACAGCGGCGCAAGGAACTCCGGCAAAACCTGCGCGATGGTGCCGCCGAGCACCGCAAGCGCCTGCAACTCGTACGGGAGCTGCGGGCTGCTAGTAGCAAGTAAACAACTGGTTAAAAATTGTCTCAAAATGGTACGAAAAAGGCTCGGCAATCGCTGGGCTTTTTTCGTAATTAGAGCAGTCAAAATCCTTCAAAAAGCTGCTCGTTTGCAAGCATTGGCAATTTGAATGAGAGTGATAAGGAAATGAGTGCTAAAAACTATCTGTAAAGTGCTCGCACTTTAAGTAAACATCTATCTGCAAACACCTTAACATAGATACAACACTGCAGTGAATTTTTGCGTGTATAAAAATTCGCAACTTTTTCGTTGTATTTACGCTTTATATATCTGAACTTTGGTCTCATCTCCGCCTCAACCTTCATTCGATGAAGTCGCTACTTTTTTACGTGAATTACATGCCAAGATGCGTATGCGCCCGGAGCCCATCGCATACAAGTTGGTATCGGGAGACGAGCGTAGAAAAAACCGTACTGCGTTAAGTGAATTAGATATCGCAGCAGCGGATCGTGCTAAATACATTTTACGTCTTACTGCGTATGACTATTATGTTGGCCCAGATCCCGACACCTTTAATTACCCTCCACCGGGGGAAGGACCTATTTGGGTTTTTGGCACCATTGTCAAGGGCCTAGAGGTCTATATCAAACTTCAAATTGGAGCTTACGGTGCTCCTCCAGTGTGTCTTTCTTTCCACGTAGCGGAAAGAACCATGACCTATCCCTTCCGTTCTTGATCTTATATATCATGTTGAAAAGTCCTTTCACAGGTGGTCCTACTGAGCTTGTTTTTGATGAGGCACTCTATCCCTTCCGCGGTCAAGAGTTCTTGGTAAAAGCCCCAGCCTACAAGTGTGTAGATAGTGGTGAGTTGTTCACGACAGATGAACAGGATCAGGTGTATTTGGATGAATTACATCGCTTGTGGCGTGAGCGCAATGGCGTGCCCACATCAGAGCAGCTGATTGCACGTCGTCAACAACTAGGATTAAGCGCTAAAAAAGCCGGCTTGTTATTAGGTTTAGGAGTTAATCAATTCTCGAAGTATGAGAAAGGAGAGCTGCCTTCTGAATCTAACATGATACTGCTACAACAGTTCTGCGACCATACTATGTGGCCCTGGTTCCTTAAAAACCGTGCGCATGTGTTGCCTGAGAAGATTGTTAAAAAACTGAAGCAGCATCGGCCAGTAGTGGCAAAACTGAATTGGCCAATAAACCATCTTGCAGAACAGCTGGCTTTTTACGGTGGGTGCGCTTTTGAGAATTATCTTGCTATGACCCCTCCACAAGTAGCAAAACCAGAGCCATTTGCATAGTAGCCAATGGAACAAAATAACGCTTCTCTCGACCTAGATCAGATACACCTTGTTGAGGCACTGTTTATGGAATGTGTTATACAAGACACTGGCCATGAGACTTTCTCGCCTTACAAGAATATCTCACCTGATAATATAGCCGAGTATGATAATCCTGACATTCTAATTCTTCCATCATACGACTTAGAGAATCAATTAATAACTTTCAAGATAAGTGTTAAAGTTGCCGCGTTAGACTCTGAAAGTAAGCCAGTTGGCGTACAGGGGTCATTCACCATTTTCTTGGCATTTCGCGTCCTGAACTTGCAGGATTTATTGATAAAGATTCCTGAATCTGATCATATGATGCCTAATGCACAGGTAGGTTACGCACTGATAGCCGTAGCTTACTCTACTGCAAGAGGTATGATTATGAGTAAAATCAGTGATACAGTATTACAAGGATTTGCATTACCTCTTCGTTCAGTTCAACAGTTAATGAAAGAAGCTCTAGCATTAGCTCGAAAGTTTCGGAAAGATGAAGCCAATGAAGGGAAAAAGGGGCCTAAAAGAGGGGTAGCTAGAACGAAGAAGAAAGAGGAACCAAAACAATAGTGTACGTGAACAATCATACATCATATGCAACAGAAAATAGTCATTGTGAACATTGATATGACTCAGCAAACACTGAAGGATAACGTTGGGCTAAAGGAAGTTAACGAAGTGTTGCAAGATGGCTTCGTAGTAAAACAGGTCTACCAAGCTACCTCAACTCAATCATCTAGAACAACTAATACCTTTGTTCTGGAGAAGAATTAATTGTTTCACATTCGTCTCAAGCTGTTACAAAAAAATATCACGGCCCTCTTGCATTCTATGCGAGAGGGCCGTTCCTTTGATACGCTCAGTAAATACAGTGGAAGACTGCCACTCTAAACCCAGTCGAGGTGTAGTAGAGTGGCGTTTTTATTTTTAGGGTAATCCAGACACCACGGCAAAGGCTGGAAAGAGGGCGGTACCCGTGAGGGCCGCACTGTCAAACACACTGTGTTTACTGAGCACCTCTTTCCCGCCGATGCCGTGTTTTCTTTTCCGTGGACTATGCTCAGTCACGACAAGACCCAATTTCCTAGCGAAGCCCTCTTCGTAAAGGACCCTATCTCCGGCCACGAGCTGGATATGCAGCCGCTACTCAAGATGTTGCACACCCGCTACCAAGGCGACCGGAATGAACTAACTGGTGACCTACAAGAAGTAGCCAGCTACCTTATTCATGAGGAAACGGAGTGCGATTCGGCTCGCAAGCTGCGCCGTGTACTCGGCATCGTCAATGCCATGCACGATGCCTGGGAAAGTATCACCATTCGTAAAGCCGCCCGGTAATGCAGCACACAACCGCAGTACTCGCTCCGGTCCACGAAGCGGCTTCGCTCATTGCGCGCCTCGCCCTCACCAGCATCATTCCTGCTCCCGCGCTAGAAGACCTGCGGGAACTTCTAGCCAAGGTGCCGCCCCACCGCATCATTTGCGCGCTGGAGGATGCCACCATTCAATTAGTCGAAGAAGGCCACAGCCCCGAGTGGCCTGATAATGGGGAGGCTGATGCCTACGCCGATTTAATTGTAAGCCTGCGCAGACTGGCTACCTTATCCGAAGCTTCCGCACCTTTAGCCGCTGCTGCCTAATGCCTACCGACGAACAACCCCAGGAACCCAAACCAAATCTGCCGGTGGTGCCGGTGGCCAACATTTCTGACAGCGACCTTTGGCTGCTTTATGAACGGTACAGCATCCCCTTCACGCCGCCGAATATGACCGAATACAAGCTTTGCTCGGTGATTGTAGCGCTGGAGCAACTGGTTGACGATTTAAGCCGCGGCACTAGCCGATCCTAGTTCCCTTACCATACCACGAAGCCTCGACCCTGCGGTCGGGGCTTTTTTGTGTCCTTTTTCCTAGGTGCTGGCGGCAGGAGCTTTGAAAAGCTAACCTCCCGCACCCTCATGAATCACGTTTTAATCGACGGCAAGCACTACAAGCTGCCAGCTACTTGGAATGAGCTTAGTGCCCACCAACTGCAGCGGGTCGTTACCGTGCTCCATACCGACTCGTACGATCAGCACCACCAGCGCCTGCGCCTGCTCTGCGTGCTACTCGATGAGCGTCTTTCCTACGTGAACAGCTTTACTGTAGTGCAGCAGCTGCAGCTCACGATGCTGGTCGACTTCCTGCTGACCAGCAACGACCTGACGGCCCAACTGCTGCCCACTGTGCGCGTGCGCGGTGGCCAGGGCGTGCACGTTTCCTGGAAAGAGTACCACGGCCCTCGCGAGTACCTGCGCAATCTGACCTTCGCCGAGTTCGTGTTTGCCGACTCGTACTGCCTGCACTACTTGGCCACGAAGGACCGCATCTACCTGCACAAGATGCTGGCGGTGCTATACCGGCCACAGCGCCACCCCTACAAACCCAAGAGCCCCGGCTACGGGGGCGACATCCGGGAAGACTTCAATGAGCACCTGATTGCCGAGCGGGCCGAGAAACTCGCCACGCTCGATGACGACCAAAAGCTGGCCATACTCACCTGGTACCGCGGCTGCCGCACGTGGATGGAGCGGCAGTACCCGCTGGTGTTCCAAGCAGGCGAATCGCAGGACGGCCGCACCAGCGACTGGGGCAGGGTGCTGCGCGACCTCAGCGGCAAGCAATTCGGCACCATGGTCGAAACCGGCCGCACACTCACGCTGACCATCCTGGCGCAAATGCAGGATGACAATGAACTCGCCGAGCGCCTCCGCGAGCAAGCAGAAGCCACTAAAAACAAGTCCTAATGCGTCACAGTCAATACACGGCCATCAGCCGCGGGCTGGCCATGCGCCACCCCGATATCCGCCACTCGGAAGAACAACTGCGCTTCCTGCGCATCCTGATCAGCAGCGACCCGCTGCAAAAGCAGCTCGATCTGTCGGAGTTTTACAACAGCCTGCGCAACCGCCTCGACCTATCCGACGGCAGCGCCGCGATGATTTCGGAAAACTACCAAGCCGATTATGATGATAACCACGGCGAGTTCTACGCCAAGTATCACCACTCGGCCTTTTTGGTGCTGAAGTACATCGACACCAGCGACTACGATGCCCGCGACAAGGCCATTGATGCTACTGAGCGCATCGGCGAAGAGTTGATGGGCGCCTTCATCTATGAGCTAGAGCAGCTCGGCCTAGTCATCACGCCGGCCGACGTGATGCAGGAGGCCGTTGGCCCCATCGCTGGAGGCTTTGTGGGCACGCGCTTCAACTTCATGTTCCGCAGCTCTGCCACGCAAGCATTAACCTACAACCCCGACGCCTTCCTGCCTGCATAATGCTCCATCTTCTCCTTAAAAAGTGGCTTTTCAGTAATTACGAGCCCGATACTAACCCGCAAGCGA